TCTTGTAACTATTGAATGTAATGACCACAATGTGTTCTGGGTTTGTAGTTACATCGAAACCGCGTTGCAACGTGCTATTTGGTATCCTACCACTATTGCTAGTATGGATTGGGATATCAAACATGATATCAAGCACTTTTATACTATTAGTGGTGCTGATATGGGACTGCTACCTTTCGCTCTGCACGATTTCGGAGCACGTGGTGTAAGTAGTTCAGAATCTGCTGAGATCGGTGGAGCTGCACACTTGGTTAACTTCATGGGCTCTGATAATATTGAAGGTATTCGCGCAGCCAACTACTACTATAATGAGCAGATGTCTGCTTTTTCAGTACCGGCTACTGAACACAGTGTGGAATGTTCATATGGTCCTACCTATGAAAATGAAGTGGAATACCTTAGTCAATCTATTAAGAATCTAGCTAAGCCTGGTGGTATTGTTTCCATCGTACTAGACGGCTATGATGTGTATCGTGCGGCTACTATTCTGTGTACAGAACTTAAGGATCTAGTAATTTCTAGTAAGGCTAAGATTGTATTCCGCCCAGATAGTGGTGATATGATGGAAGTTGTTCCACGTATTCTAGCCATGCAAGCTGCTGCATTTGGTACTGTCACTAATGCTAAGGGATACAAGAAGATTAACAATGTAGGCATTATTCAGGGTGATGGAGTAGATCATATGTCTATTAAGTCACTACTAGGTAAGGTACTTGCGCTTGGTTACTCAGCTGACAACGTTATTTTCGGGTCTGGTGGTGCATTGCTACAGAAGGTCAATCGTGACACTTTCAAGTTCGCACAGAAGGCTAGTGCAATTAGTGTACGTGTTCACACAGGGCTTCGAGAAGATGGTCCCTTTGGTAAACTAGTATGGATTCCTATTAGTAAGAATCCTGTAACCGATCCAGGTAAGAAGTCCAAGGCTGGTAGGTTAACCCTAATCCGCAGCAAGATGACTGGAGAATTGAGTTCAGCTCAGGTAGATGAGTTCGATAAATCTCAGTTTGACGATATGATGGTTATCGTATATAATAATGGAATGATTTGCAATAAAGCATCTCTGAAAGAGATTCGAGAAAGAGCATCATTTTGAAAACCATTCATAAGTTTATATTAAACGGAACACGCGGTACTGTATTTACATCTAGGGCTGGTGGAAAGATTATATCAGCCGGAATACAGGGTATAGATCAACTTGTTGTATGGATTGAGATTGATACCTCAGTACGAGATCTGCAACAATACTCTGTAGATGTATACGGAACTGGATGGGAAATGCCAGAAAATCTTGGAAGATTTATTGCCACTGTGCAAGAAATTGGTGGGTTTGTTTGGCATATTTACGAGAAATAACAAAGGAAGTTTGCCAGAGTGGTAATGGTCTGGTTTGCTAAACCATGGACACTGAGCAATCGGTGCGAAGGTTCGATACCTTCAACTTCCGCCATAAATTATGAATACAAGAAACATCATTAAAGAACTATACGAGTACCAAGTGCCTCTCTATAAAGATTTAGTCGGCACTCTATATCCTCAGATAGTCTACAACGACCTAATGCATCTACTAGACTTATATGCTAAGGCTGGTGGTGATATTAATGAACTAACTTATGTTCAGTCGCCTTCTAAACTAGGATATTCTCGGTGAAATTCAGAACTTTAGTTGAACTGTATCTAACATTTCTAAATCATAATGATTCTTATATGGTAAAAGTACCAGTAGGATCTGTACTAACACTAGTACACGGAGATTTATGCTATAATGGTAAAGTTAGTATAGATAATCATATAGGATTTATGTACCATAAGTACATAGAAGAATACAATGACTAAATCAATACAATATAAAGATACAACAGTTTTACGAGGCTCCCAGCTATACGAGCTATTGACTTCAGACAAGCCAGAAGATAAGAAAAAGGCTGAAGCACTATACAAGCAAGTATGTACTGCCTTTGATAAGACCTGGGATCCTAAATATAATCACCTAAGGAATTGGTGTGTCGGAAATTGTTAAATATATTGCTATTACGTATAAAGATACTAAAGTGGTAAATCCATATTGGAGTCGTGCTAACGATGGTATTGAGTCCGAATATGTTGAAGATGTGATAGTAACTCCCATTCATCTTTATTCTGACAAAGAACTACAGAACTTTATTCTAGAAAATGAGTCTACTCGTAACACTATCAAATACTATAAAGTCGAACAAATCCACCCCCGTATTGAAACAACCCACATTCTTTCCTTCTAAAGAAGATTGGAAACAAAAGTTTAGCGGTAGTACTTCACCACCTAAAACTAAAGAATATACAGGTACGGCTATGTTAGGCATTGCTACAATGCACAAGTCTAACGCTGTGCCTGTGTTCAGTACTGAATCTGCTAAGGATATTAGCAAGATGAAGTAACTATAACTGTATGAAGTAAGTAGAAACGTATTCAAGACGCGGGTTCGATTCCCGCCAGCTACACCATAAATATCTATTCTCTTTAGTGAAACCCAAATGCTAGGGTGTAGCATTACTAAAGAGCGCAATGGATATTTATAATGTGGCTGACCTGGTTTCGATTGGGTAAAGAGTACACAAACAGACAGTTCGCCAAGAAAGGCGTTAAAATCACAAACTATAAATGCAAACGATGCGTTTTACGGAGAAGTTCGCTTAGCTGCTTAAGCTTTTCCTGAGGTTTAACCCATTTTCCTTATAAAAGAATAAGTGGGCATTAATTAGCATAGTGCATTGGACCCTGGGAACTACGTGAAAGCGTACTATAAAATGAATGCAGTTATAGGTACTGTGCTAATTAATAAAAACTAAGGAAGTGCAACCCAACTGGCGATGGGATCTGTCTTGAAAACAGCCGAGTACTAATACTGCCTTTGGAGTTCGACTCTCCACACTTCCGCCAAATAATATGAAAACAATCCTATCTCTATTCGATTATTCCGGCAATTGGCCTAAGTTCTACAAAGAAGCCGGTTACGATGTTTACCAAGTCGATATCAAATTAGGTATTGATATACTAGACTTATCAGTAGAGGACCTACCAGATAACATTCACGGTATTCTAGCAGCACCTCCTTGCACGGATTTTAGTGGCAGCGGTGCCCAATACTGGAAAACTAAAGATGAAGATGGTAGAACTGCTTTCTCTTTATCCTTAGTAGATAAAACATTAGAGATAATTGAAGCCACAGAACCTAAGTGGTGGGCTTTAGAAAATCCAGTGGGCAGACTTTCTAAATTGCGTCCAACCCTCGGAAATCCGTGGTACTTTCAACCACACTGGTATGGGGATCCTTACACAAAGAAAACAGGTCTTTGGGGTAACTTCAACAAGGATTTACCTAGAAATGATGTGGTGCCAGACCCTAATTCCTGGATAATGAAACTAGGTGGTAAGTCTGAAAAGACTAAAGAACTGCGTAGTATGACACCATTAGGTTTCGCCAAAGCATTCTTCTTAGCAAATCCATAAATCCTGACTTGAATATTCAGTTAAAACATTATACAATAATCTTTGATTAATCGGAAAAGCAAATGAATAAGTACGTAATTGGTTATTTTTCGGAATTCCAAGGTGAACTTCTACTAGAAGAAGTGGAAGCTAATTCTGCTGTAGAAGCTATGACTTCGTATCTTGAAATAGACCCTAAACTGTTCACATCTGTAGCTTCTGTACATAATTATTGTGCCAACACAGATTGTTATATTGAAGTGCTTCAAATCAATAAGCCGAGGTCCGGGCGTCAAGGTGGCGATCTGCCCACTTTAGAAATTAGAGCTCATTAAGCTAGTGGTCAGGAGGTGGTTCGAATTTCATATTGATATTATTGTACCTATATGGTATAATGTATTATTGTGTTAAGGAATCACCATGGAAAACTTTTTAGAAGAAAAATACACTATACTAAAATCTTGTTTTGAGAAAGACTTAGTATTTGAAATGTGGCCAATAAATGCCAAATTTACGGCAGAGCAATTACTATATGTAATATCTCATAAATCATACGCTATGTCACGGGATTTAGGTATACGTGGACAAACCATAACACATACTTTGGATATTTTTTGGCCATATAGACCAAAAAATAGCTCAAATAAAGTGTGTAAGTATATACTTAATACACACGGACACAAGCTATGTGGTACCTGTTTAACAGTGAAAGATTTATTAGACTTTAATAAAGATATATCTAATACTGACGGTTTATTAGATATATGTAGAGATTGTAGTATACAGAAGTCCAGAGATTACAGGATTAATAATAAAAAAGCCTCTAGAGAATCTTCCTTGAATAACTACTATAGTCATAGAAATGAGTATATAGCTAGAGCTATACAATATAAAACGCATAGAAGATTTGCAACCCCTGGTTGGGCTAACCTAGACAAAATAAAAGAAATATACGATAAATGCCCTCCAGGATATCAAGTAGATCATATAATACCTTTACAAGGTAAATTAGTAAGTGGGTTGCATGTAGAAACTAACTTACAATACCTAACTAAGGAAGAAAATAATAGGAAAAGTAATAAATATAATCCGTTGGCCGAGTGTACTTAGGCGTATATCTGCAAAATATACTACATTGGTTAAATTCCAATACGGATTTCCATATTAATTATACCCGGATAATTCAATGGTTAGAATAGTCGACCGATAATCGACCTATACTAGTTCGACTCTAGTTCTGGGTACCATATATTATAACGTGGGAACCAAATATGCAAATACTTAGTTTCATGCCGAAACCAAAATTCGCACTACTGTGGTATGTAGACGAGTATGGTTTCGTGGATTTTGAGATTATACCAATTACGTGAAGTCTCTATTTCTAGGGTAGAGCTTGAACCGGGGAAGCCAGTTGAAGGAGTGTTCGGTCCACAAAGAATTAAACTGGTTCACGTAAGGAAGTGGGTAGCTCAGTTGGATAGAGCAGTGCGACGGCATATGTCGGTGGTTCGAGCCCATCCCCACTTCATTAATTTTTATATTGATTTTACCTTTCTCAATCTGTATAATCTATTTATAGATTGAGAAAGGACAAACAAAATGACTCGTAAAATTGTATTTTTCTACCACACTGGTTATTGCGGCTCTGACGGATGCGAAATGCACGAATATCCTGATGATGTTAGTGATAACGAACTTGATAATGTAGCTTGGCACGGTGCTCTAGATAACGCTGCCTCCTACGGGTATTACCCTACTTCAGACATGCCCGAAGATTACAATGACGAAGAATACGAAGGTGGGGACGAGTATTCTGACAATATCGAAGGCTATTGGGAAGAATATGACGCTGAAAAGCATGACGGACTATTCTGATTTGACTGAAATTAAAGGCTTCTTTGGACCCTATAGGTGGTTATCTAACTTCTGTCTAGCAGACGTTGAGTATTCAGGAGTAATGTACCGATCAAATGAGCACGCGTATCAAGCCGCTAAAACTCTTAGTGAAAGAGAGCGTGCTTGGTTTACTGACCCTAAAACCACTTGTGGTAAGGCTAAAAGGCTCGGCTTAGTGGTTACTATGCGTGACGATTGGAACGAGATCAAGTATAGTGTAATGTATGATCTCAACCGCCAAAAGTACTTTAATCACGAAGATTTGAAGCAAATGCTATTGGATACAGGTATGATGTACCTAGAGGAAACAAATACCTGGGGTGATAGATACTGGGGTGTTTGTGATGGAGTCGGTGAAAATAATCTCGGTAAAATCCTGATGCAGATTAGGAAGGAATTAAAGAATGGTTGACTACTCACGCTGTACTTTAGAAGAACTCATCTTGCATCAAGAGTTTGAACAGGATCGTCTAGATATTAACCCGTTGGACGCTAGTGCCAATGCAAGGTGGAAACATTTAGAACAACTTATTAACGAAAAACTACAACAGTCCAATAGCAAAGAGGCCTAATGCGCTAGTTTCATACGCTAGTTATCGTTGGTTCAAATCCAACTTGGACTACCAAATATATGTACACAATTAAAGAACTAGTAACTAATACTACTGCATACTTTATCGAATACCGTAAAGGTAATTTATGGTATGGTATTTCGGGTAAGGAAAACTTTGAATTTCCTGTTCCTATTGAAGACGTTGGTGATGGTATTTTTCGTGCCAATGAAAAAGGGATTATCTTGATGCGATATATTCGGAAGCACCTTGATACCTTAAAAGATGGCTATAACATTCAAAGCACTACGTGACCCTAGGTTTCTAGGCCTAGATGATATCCTACCATTCGGTAGACATTCAGGATACTCCGTACTAGAAATTATAAAAGATAGGCCCTCTTACATAGACTGGCTTATTAAGAATACAGATCTAAAATTCTATCAGTCAGTTCATGAGGAACTAGCTAGGCAGGATTATAAGAAAGCTACCACGGGTGCAGTTCCTAAGAACTACTTTTATGCCGGGGATTTACGTGGTGAACAAGCTCACTACTCTATGACAGATAGAGACGAAAGTCATAATATTTATTCTGATATGGATGACTGGTTTGATGACGTCCCTTTTTAACAAATAACGCCTGGGTAACTGAGAGGTTCAAGTGCCCTCCTTACAAGTGGGAATATGTCGGTTCGAGTCCGACACCAGGTACCAAATAAAGACCTACAGGTACGTTGAAGTACGTGATAGGCGCGTGTTGATTATCCAGCCGAACACGTTTAATCGGGGGTGATTACCCATCGGGATATAGTCTAACCGCTGCAGCGGAGGCTATTGGCTAGTGCAGTATCTTACTATCTAGTTGCTCAGACCAACATAGAAGTTGAAACAGTGAAACCGCTTTTAGGGATGAAGGCCAAAGTAGTGAGTTTCAGAGATAAATCCTCTGCACTAGCCAATAGTGATGTACGTCGAGTAAGCACTTGCGACGGTTATCGTACCACTGACTTAGTTATGCATATTAAGTATAAAATTGCATATGACAGTTCGGAAAGTAAAAGGACGAACACGATAGCGAGATAACCGCGCTGTCACTTTCCTGCTTTAGCTGATGTGGTCATAGCGCGGGTTTGAAGCACCCGGGAACTTAGTTCGAATCTAAGAGGCAGGACCATAATATTGTTGCATTGTACTAAATAAGAGACTTCGACCCGACTGGCTATGGGTAACGTATTGAAAGTGTCTCATGCCGAAAGGTATAGTGCAACAATATTATGGCTTATTCGTATAGAGGTAATTACGGGGGATTGTCGATCCCTTTACAGGAGTTCGATTCTCCTATAGGCCGCCATATTTTTTGACCATCGTATTAAACGACGGTCAAAAAATATATTTTGTATTTATGTAGGTAATGTGTTATAATATTTTACAGATGGAGAAATATTATGACCAAAGAAATTATATCAATTTACATTATTTATTATGATGATCCTGTCAAATGTTATATAGGGCAGTCCATACATACAATTACTAGATTCAAAAAACACGCACAAATGTTATTATCTGGTAAACATCATAGCTATAAGTTGCAAGAAGAATATAATAATAGACAAAATCTACCTACTATGGAAGTATTAGAGGAATGTAATTCAGCAGAATTAAATGATCTGGAAATTTTCTATATAGTAGAGTTTGATTCTATATATAGTGGATTTAATATACTTAGTGGAGGTAAAGTACCTATAGGACATTCTTCCTCAAGAAGTAAATATTCACAAGAAGAATTAATAGACATATTTATGTTATTATCAGACGATTCCTTAACAAATAAGGATATTTCAGAAATAACAGGACAATCTATTAGACTAGTGGAAACTTTGGCATATGGCAAAAGACATATTTGGCTAAACGAATCGTATCCAGAGATACGCGAAAAAATAGATAAAATAATATCCAGTAAATTACGATCTTCGTTATGTAACGATTATAATGCTAGAACAGGTGTAGTATATACGGTAATATCTCCTACAGGGGTAGAATACAGCTTTAGCAATATTTCAAGATTTTCAGTAGAACATAACTTAAATAGATCTCATCTTAATCAGGTAATATTAGGAAAAGAAATGCAGCATAAAGGATGGAGAAAGGGGGCATCTGATGTATAATATATTTTTTGTAGCAGATCATCATTTTCGCTCACACTAAGCCCTACGACACTTTCACTAGAGAAGATGGACGCTTTCTGCGTCATGAGTTCTCAAATGCTCAGGAATGTGACGAAGCAATGATCGAAAGGCACAACAAAGTCGTTAAACCAGAAGACCGTGTTTACTTTGTTGGTGACGTTTGCTTTCATAAGCGCGACCTGCCAAAGGTAGGGCGTATGAATGGGCGTAAAGTTCTTGTCAAAGGAAATCACGATCTTCTAGAGTTTAAGGAGTACATGCACTATTTTGATGATGTTCGTGCAGTACACCAGTTCAAAGGTATTCTAATTGCTCATATTCCGGTTCATGAAAGCTGTCTAGGACGTTGGGGTTTTCAGGTTCATGGTCACTTGCATGATAAGGTGGTACTGAAAGATAATCACCCCGACCCTAGGTACTTTAACGTCTCAGTAGAGCGTATCAATTACACCCCCATTTCACTAGAAGAAGTAAAGAAGTTCAAACCAAATGTTTAAGATTAACAAGCCTATGCCGTATAGTTTCAATTTAGGTCCTGCTGCCTCGGCTTGGCCTTTTCCAGTTTATGATCCGACTAATCTAACTATTATTACTACAGGACGCATTTCATCTGAATGGCCCTGCCAAATTTCAAACACACCTAAGGAAGATACCACAATGAAGCTAAAAGATAACCCCAATTTCGATAAGCAAGACTATAAAGATCTAAAAGAGTGGGCTAGTACCAATCAAGTAAGTACCATTGTATCTGCTGAGGGTAACATTAACTATAACGGATATGTTATTGCATGGCAACGCGCAATGCCACATGCCGCAGAAGGTAAGATGATTCGTGTAGCAGTATCTTTTTGTTCTGTTGACGATGATTTCAAGAAGAAGATTGGTAAGTATCAAGCCTTTAATAAGATTTATTACAACGAATATATTCAGCTTCCTCTTGCTCAGTACGAAGACGAAGAAATCGAAGATATGCTACGTACTATCTTCGATAACGTAGAGTAATTAAAGCCCACCTTAGAGTGGGCTTTTTGATTTTTGAACTTGAAGTATCCTCTTAAATGAGTTATACTTATCATATATTAACTAAACGAGTGTAAATGAAACCTGTAATTTTACGTGGTATTACTTGCCCTGTCTTTTCTGAGGAAGATGGAACTGATGCTCCTATCACCGCAGAAGAACTTGTAGCATATACTGCCAGGGTATCAAATCCTGGTAATCAAAATAATCTAGAAACTGCACCTAAACTGTTGCGATATTTAGTAACTCATAAGCATTGGTCACCATTTGAAATGGTGCATGTACTTATGGAGATTAATACTACTCGTGACATTGCACGCCAGATCCTAAGGCACCGCAGCTTCTCCTTTCAGGAGTTTAGCCAGCGGTATGCAGTAGCAAGTCAACTAGGTGTAACATACAAAGAGTGTCGACTACAAGATGCTAAGAATCGTCAATCTAGTCTAGAAACTACTGATGAAGAACTTACTCACGAGTGGTACTATAGGCAAAGAGAAGTTAGTGAATATGCACAGGAAACATATTCTTGGGCATTAGCAAATGGTATTGCTAAAGAACAAGCGCGAGCGGTTCTACCGGAGGGCATGACTAATTCCAGAATGTATATGTCTGGCAGTTTACGTAGTTGGATTCACTATATTCTATTACGTCGTGGTAATGGCACCCAGAAAGAACATAGAGATATTGCATTAGATGCTGAAAGCATCATTGTTAAAAGATTTCCTTCTATTGCAGAAGTATTAAATGATAGTGAATGAAACAGAGTATAATCCACTAAGGGATATACTAGATATTTTACCAGTAGAATTCGTACCTATGGAAAAGGAAATACTGAATTCTATAAACAAACTTTTATTTTCCGCAGGAGTTGTTGCAGAGAATGAGAAAGATGTAAGCATACTAATAAATACTTTAGTTAAAGTAGGTATTATAGTGGTAAAGTTTGACAAAGACGGTAACGGTTTTATTAAACGAGGGTATAATTAATGGCAGGTAAGTCAGGTAGTAGTAAGAGTCAGGAACTTAACTATGTTAAGTATAAGACTGCTAATAAGCAGGCAACTAATCGCAGGATTAAGTTGGAAAAGCTTATTAAGGAAAATCCTAATAATGAGCAATTAGTACTTGCTCTAAAGGATATTAAGTATCGTCGCGGTACTCCTAAGACTCACGTCTGGGATAAGAATATGATTGCTACGGCAAGTCTATTCAAGAAGGTAACGGGTAAGTTCGATAAGCTATATTTTAGTACCGACCCTAAGGTGTCGCATGCTGCGGCCCTTAGCCGAAACCCTAACAAGTTTCTATTTAATTCTAAGAAGTTTCCTTTTTACGGTTTGAACCCTAACCCGCATCCAACACAACTAAAGCGTCCATTTAGTATTATGGCTCGTGCTCATGATAATCAAGGTAATCTTGTATGGGCCTAATTGAGTGGTACTGCCTATTTGCACTAGCCACAGCCCTTACATCTTACTACGAATTATTTAACCCAGTATTACAACAATTAGAAGTAGCACAGCCTGAGAATAACCTGGTAACTACGAAGTTTCTATCTTTTGTGATTTTCGTTGGTGGAGCTTTCTTAATTGCTCCTTTACTGGTACTTCCATGTATTCACCCAAAGTCAGGTGAAACCTTTAGAAAAGCGCTTTTCGAAACACTTTTAGATAAAGATACGAAAATTTAATATTGATTCTTGATATCAAATCATCTATAATAGATACTTCTTTGGGAAATTACACATGAAAACCATTACTTTTGATTACGCTAAGAAAGACGGTTCTATTTCTGCTCGCACTTTGCTTGCTCTTGTTACCCCCGGTGATAAGTACGCAGGTATTGACCTGAGTGAACTTGATCCGGTTGTTGCAGCTAACTTTGTACACGCTGCCGAAGATTTGCATGAAAAGTATATTCTTGACATGCAAGCACTTCAAACTAAGTTTGATCTAAAGTTTGCGTATAAGCAGTTCCTAGCTTCTGGAGCTACTAACGTAACCCAAGTATAATCTAGCATTCGTTCAGTGGTAGGACCTGAAACTCCAAATCTCATGATCGCGGTTCGATTCCGTGATGCTAGGCCAAATCAGTAGTGACTTTAGCATATTGGTAATGCCCCCGGCTGTGAACCGGAAGAAGAGGGTCCGATTCCCCAAGTCACCCCATACTATTGAAAGGACGATCATGAAAATACGTAATCTCGTCCTTGCATTGAAAGACCAAGGGCCTTTATTTAGATTCATTAAGAACTTCTTTATCAACCGAAACGCATGGGGATTGTTCCATAAGAACTCACACATTTCCCAAGGCTCTGGAAAACCAAAAGTGATGTACAACACAAAGGTTTCTGCTACCAAAGCAGCAGCCTCGATGGCTAAGAAGCAAGGGATTTGGTTTTCCAACTACAAGTGTGTTCATTGCGAGGGGTATCATATAGGAAAGAACCGAGACACCACATAATAAGCTCCTATAGTATATTGGTATTACAATTGCCTTGTAAGCATTAGAACTTGGTTCGATTCCAGGTTGGAGCACCAGATTTAATGAATAACCTATCAAAGTTGGAAACAAATGTAGTAATAGATAATTTGCAGAAACTAATGCAAATCAGGTACAAGATTCTAGAACTATTCAAAAATACGGAAGATGCTCAGAAACTATCTGATCTACCACCTTCCATGATACCTTCAGACTTACTATATGATATTTCAGTATGTTATGAGGGTATGTATGATACACTTTTCAAAGCTCAGTTAATTAAAGCTGGGCATATTACAACAAGCAAACAAGTACATTAAGGAAAATAATGGCCTGGACAGAAGAACAAAAGACACAAGCAATTGAACGTTATCAAGCAAGTGACCCAACTCCTGCTAATAGCACCGAGATTGTTAAGGAAATCGCCGAAGAAATGGAGCAGTCTGCGAATGGTGTACGTATGGTACTCATTCAAGCTGGAGTATACCTAAAGAAGGATGCTACCGCTGATAAGGAAAAGACTGGTGCTAAGGCTACGGCGGGCGAAGGTGCTAAGCGAGTATCGAAGGAATCACAGGTTAAGGCCTTGCGTGAAGCTATTGAAGCTAAGGGCGCTACAGTTGACGAAGATATTCTATCTAAGCTAACTGGTAAGGCTGCTGCGTATTTCGCGGAAGTACTAGCTAAGTAAACATAGGCTGCCATTGTGCAGCCTTTTTTCATGTTTGCGCCAACCACCATAAATCTATATGTTAAGTAAACCACAAGCTATTGCATTATTGCACAAACATCAAGATGCTTCCAAATGTAATTTTGGCTTTAAGGAATTACCTGAGTGGATGATCGAAGCAGTACAAGAAGCATCTCAGCATAATCACATTTCTAGGACATACTACGACTACGATACTAAGACACTTGGTGAAAAAGTGTCAAGAATTAATTAACTTGAATCTTAGTAGTGCTTATGCTATAATTATTCTTTAAGGTGGAATTATGGCAACAAAACGAACAAAAAATGAAAACGAGCGTCTTGATGACGCTAGTATTGAGCGAGTCATTAAGCACTTAGAGGAAAAAGGAACTAAGAAAGATGCTTGTGCTATTCTCAATATTTCTTATAATACTGTTAGGCTTGGTAATATTCTTGACAAGTATGTGGCAAGGAAAGCCGATGAAGCCAAGCGCAGAGCAGAAAAGCGTGGTAAGCCAGCCACTCCTGCAGAAATTACTTACACTATTCAAGCGTATCTAGAGGGTTCTACAGTTGAAGCTATTTCGTCATCACTCTATCGTAGTGCATCCTTTGTCAAGACTATTCTTACTAAGTATGCTGTTCCTATCCGTCAAAGTGCTCATAGTTACTTTCGCCCCGAACTAGTACCTGAGGACGCTATGCGTCCAACATTTAAGGTAGGTGAGAAAGTATACAGTATGAGATATGATTCCCTAGCTGACATTCGTAGCGAATTTAAGCCAGGTATTTACTGTATATTCTTGCTGGGTGAAAAGTGGCAGCAGTTTGCGTATCAACCAGCAGAAGAACTAGCTAGCCTAGAACATTTGAAGGAAGTGGGGATTAATTTGTGAGTGATGTAATATACGAGAAGTTAATCTTCCAGAACGACGAGAAAGCTTTCCAAGTACGCATAGTAATCAACATATTCAAGGAAACAGAGTACTTACATCTACGTAAGTACTTTCTAGATTTTGAAGGTGAGTGGCTACCTTCCAGTGAAGGAATTGGTATTCCTCTTACTTTTCAGAATATATTTGCTTTACTAGACGGCTTAGTGGAAGTTTGTGCTAAAGCTGAGAGTGACGATACAATTAATAAGTATTTCAAAGACAAACTAAATGAACAAAATCGAACAGTATCTGAACCTATGTGCTAGAATGTATTATGCGGGCACACCAATTGTGTCAGACGAAGTGTTTGATAGACTGGCAGAATCTATTGGATATACTGCAGTAGGTACATCTAAGCAGCACGATCACATTGAAAAGCATTACTTTCAGATGTATAGTCTTCAGAAGCATTACGAAGACGAAGGTAAGAAGTCACCACTAGAAGGTGAACGTGATATAGATATCTCTCCTAAGTTAGATGGTGCAGCATGTTCCTTACTGTATATTAATGGTGAACTAGCCCGCGCGCTTACACGCGGAAATGGGGTAGAGGGTACAGTTGTTACAGAGAAATTCCTGGCTACAAACTTAGTACCACACAAAATCCCCATGACCGATGGTATTCTACAAGTTACTGGTGAACTTGTAGCTCCTAAGCTTATTGAGAATGCCAGAAACTATGCGTCTGGTGCTCTTAATCTAAAGGATGTAGAAGAATTTAAGAGTAGAACAGTCACATTCGTAGCCTACGGGGTACAGCTAACTCCTACAGATACATTTCAAGGAGATATGAGGGTACTTAAGCAGTGGGGTTTTGATACTATCAAAGACCCAGACCTTCATAATATTTTTCCCTGTGATGGATTAGTGTTTCGTCTAAATAGCAACGAAGCCTTCTACGGTGCTGGATTTACTTCATCTTTTCCCAGAGGTGCATACGCTCTTAAGGAGCGAGGCGTTTCGGTTGAAACTACACTACTAGATGTAGTTTGGCAGACAGGAAAAAGTGGTAAAGTAACACCAGTAGCAGTTCTTGACCCTGTTTACGTAGGTGACGCATTAGTTAGTAGAGCTACATTAAACAATATTGCTTTTATTCGTGCATTGGATATTCGCATCGGAGATCGCGTAGGTATAGTGAGGGCCGGGGCTATAATACCTCAAGTTACTCATAAGATTGAATAGGAATAAAAATTTACACTTGCGTAGCCATTCCAAATGCCTTATAATATACATATTGGATGAGAAAGTAACATGACATTCATTGAAGAGCCTACTAATTGCCCTTGTTGCAACTACAAACTAGAAAAAGTAAACGATCAATTATTTTGTCGGAATACTTCGTGTGCAGCACAATTAGCAGGTAAACTACAACACTTTTGTAAAGTGTTGGGTATCAAAGGTTTAGGCCCTAAGACAGCCGAAAAGCTGAACATCCAAGAACTTACTGAGCTGTTCTATCTAGAATTAGATGATATCTCTCCCATTATTGGTGAGAAGCTAGCTACTAAGCTACTAGACGAAATAGAGCGTGCGAAAGGTTCTGATTTAGCTACTGTCTTAGAGTCTTTTTCTATACCACTAGTTGGTGGTACTGCTTCTGGAAAGATAGCAGCAAAAGTTTCTAAAATTGAAGACATTACATACGATCTTTGTAGGTCTGCAGGTTTAGGAGAAAAAGTTAGTACAAACCTTATTAACTGGTTAGACACAGAATATAAGGAACTTAAAGAATTTTTACCATTTACGTTCAGTAAAGGTATTAAATCAAGTAATCCAAATGCTAAAAAGGTTTGTATTACTGGTAAACTAAAAGCCTTCAAAAAGAAATCAGACGCAGAAGACTTATTATTAAGTGCTGGTTTCATTCTAGTAGATTCTATAACTAAAACTACGGACTACTTGGTTGATGAAGAAGGTAAAATGTCTAGTAAAAAAGAAAAAGCCATTAGTTATGGCATACCAATTATAACCGATCTAAACGATCTTTTGAAAGTAAAAATTAATGAGTGAATCAAATAAGAAGTGGAATGACGCAGCCGTTGCAACCCTACTACAGGTTGTTGGTAATGAGTCTCCAGTTTCGGCCGCAACAGTACAATCAGCCGCAGAAAAGCTAGAAATTAGCACACGTTCAGTAGCTTCAAAGCTACGCAACCTGGATATCGAAGTAGCCAGCCTAGCTAAGGAAAAGGTAGCCACCTTCAATGTTGAGCAAAGTGCTGCACTTACTCAATTTGTTAATGACAATGCGGGTCTCCTAACCTATAAGGAAATTGCAGAACAGTTTCCGGGCGAATTCTCAGCTAAACAGATTCAAGGTAAGCTTCTAGCTCTTGAACTAACTGACAAGGTTAAACCTACTGAGAAGGTTGAAGTTGCGCGTACTTATACTCCCGCTGAAGAAGCTACTTTTGTTAGCATGTCAGAAGCAGGTAAGTTCATCGAAGATATTGCGGCAGCTCTTAACAAGACTATTGCCTCAGTTCGCGGTAAGGCACTATCACTAACCCGTAGTGGTCAGATTGCTAAGATTCCTGAGCAGCGCGAAAGCCATGCTAAGGATGTTGTTGATCCGGTTGTTGCCCTGGGTGATAAGCTATCAACTATGACAGTTGCAGCAATCGCAGCAGCTGTGGATAAGACAGAGCGTGGTATTAAGACCCTGCTTACCCGCCGTGGAATTACCGTAGCTGATTACGACGGTAAGGCAAAGAAGGAAAAGGCAGAAGCTAGCAAGGCCGCAACAGCCTAATAGTTAACTACTTACTAGGGGCTGGAGTTCGTAATAGGCTCCAGCCCTATTTTCATTTTAGGATTGATATGTATTATAGAATATTTTGGATGTCTTGTGCGGAATGCTCTATGACACAGATACATCAGCCATGCGAGGCTTGTCCAAACAAAGAGGTTCAGTTTAGATGAAAGTAGTAATATCGTATCACGATAATGATTCCTTTACTACAGAGGAAGTAGTAAAATTAGCGCATCATAACTATGGAAAGTCCGCAAAGATTGAGGTCTCTGCGGACTCTGCTGCGCCTCACGACACCATATACTTCGCGCTACAGCAGATGGTAACGCCACAACAGCTTTCTTTACTGTACGATAGCAAGTACTCGTATAATAAAGATATCAAGATGTTGCGTGCAGAGGTATTAATGAAGCTAGAAGAAATTCTGGACACAGTTATAATTGACAATGAAGCAAAAGTAGCATAACATGGATGTAAGTGCTGTAGTACTTAATAAGTTGCTGCTAGAGCAAAATATAGATATATGGGCAAAGCTTAAACTTGCTTTCCTAGACTCGGCGTATGCATCCGTATATAGTGCTATTTCTAGGCATTATGACAAATACAGTACTATACCTACATTTCCAGAATTAGAAATAACGGTAAGAGATACTGCAGCGGCTAAAACGCTAGCAACACTAGTTTTAATTGATGAACCAGATATCAGTGCGGAAGTAGCTTTAGACGCACTGATGGACCAGTATACTCAGGATCAAACTATCAACCTGTTAGAGAAGTTTGTTGATAAATTGCCGGTATATGATACAGAGGAAATTAAAGAGAATTTAGCTAATATAGTGCTAACTCTAGATGAAAAAACACTTACTACTGAAGGCGTTTTTTCAATGGCAGATATTATGCTGTTCAAGAGTCATGACGAATTAGCACGTGATAGAGTATACTTAGGACTTAATAATCAGTTTGATTCCGTTTTAGGCGGCGTAGCCTTACAAGAACTTATTCTTATTGGTGGAGAACGTGGAGCGGGTAAATCTATTGTTTCTAACAATATATTTGTTAACCAGTATGAAGCAGGTAATTCGTGCGTGTACTTTACCATTGAAATGGTTGCGCACGAAACTCTAGAAAGAACACTTTCTATTGCTTCCGATGTACCATACATGGGGCTAAAGAACAATACCCTTAGTGATCAGGATATGCTCAAAGTCATCAAGACTAGAGCTAATATGTTCGTTGATGCGGATGATCTTGTTATGGACTACATGCGTAGCAAAGATCGCTTCAAGTTCGAACAACGATTAGTTAAAGAGAAAGTGCTAAAGACAGATAATCAGATGATTATCATTGATGATAGAGCACTGACGCTTAGTAGCATTGATTTACACTTAGGTAAGTTGAAAGCCAGATTTGGTGATAAGTTGAAGGTAGCCGTTATTGACTACCTTAACCAAATTGTTATTGATGGTGACACTAATCAATTTGATTGGCAACCACAAATTATCATTTCCAAGAAGTTAAAAGACCTGGCTAGAAAGCATAATATGATTCTAGTATCACCATATCAGATTGACGCTAGTGGTGCAGCTAGATTTGCGAAGGGGATTCTTGATGCTGCGGATATTGCAGTGCTAATGAAACCTTATCCTAAAGAAAATCAGGCTATTGGTTTTGAAACTACTAATATTCGTGGGGGGCCTCCTGTTAATGTAACTAGTCCTATTAATTGGGAAACATTACGTGTATCTCCTACTAATATAGATACACCAATAGAAAAAGAAAAGATAAAGAAGGCTGGAAAGTCTAAAACACAAACGGAAGAAAAAGCTGAGGATATTCCATGGGACACGTAGAAATAGAACTAAGAAAGATTTTGGCCTTTTCTCACAGGCATTCAGCCACAATGTACTTTGATGATGGAGAAATGCAGTGTAGTACTTGTGATATAGACTTCAAAAGAGATAGTCCAGAAGTGATTTACAGTCAAATGCATAAACAGGCTCTCAAGGAGTTTAATGAGCGATCCAGTACTAAGTCTACTTAATGAAAAGGGAATTGCATTTAAGGTATCTGGTAAAGATTACCTAATCAAGTGTTTAAACCCAGACCACGAAGATAGTAACCCGTCTTGTAGAGTTGACCGTGTAAGCGGTATTACGCATTGTTTTTCGTGTGGTTGGAAAAGAAACTTATTTAAGCACTTTGGCATCTTTACGAACTTTAGCTCTATTAGAGTGGCAAAACTAAAAGAAAAATTAAAAGAGCTAAAAACGTCTATGGCAGATTTAGAATTACCAAATGGTGCGATCCCATATACTAGAGAGTTTCGGGGTATTTCTACAACAACTCTTAAACACTTTGGTGCCTTTCATACCTTAGAAGACGAAGAGTTAAAAGATAGAATTATATTTCCTATCAAAGATGCTTTAGATAGAACAGTAGTATTTGTTGGCAGACATACTCTGTCTAATAGCAATCCCAGGTATCTTAATTTTCCCAAACATTCGCAGATACCTCTGTTTCCAGTGAAACTGGATGATCACTATACTTCTATAGTGCTTGTTGAAGGTATCTTTGATATGCTCAACTTATATGATAAAGGTCTACGCAACGTAGTTGCGTGCTTTGGTACTAGTACATTAAAAGGAAATACAGCTACCAAGTTACTACCCTTTAAGACCCAGGGTATAACTAAAATATACATTATGTTTGATGGAGATACTGCTGGCAGTACAGCGGCCAAAGAACTGAAGCCTCTAGTAGAGGAATGTGGTTTTGAAACTACAATTATAGAACTACAGGACGGAATGGACCCTGGAGACATGAATCAAGAATATGTATCTAGTATTAAGGAATATGTAAATAAATGAACATAGCAATTATTGATAAAGCCCCAAGTAAAAATAACTACAGCAAATATTTTGATTTTAAGTTCGATCATTTCCATATGTCCAGCGTTCCAGTATCAAAGCTACTTAAAAAAGACGTAGACTTAGATATTGACTTAGACTTATATGATCTAGTTATTTTAGTAGGATCAGAAGCAGCAAAGAATTACGCTAAAGTAACAAGCATTACCACACATGCTGGTGTACTAATTGATGATAAGTTCGTATGTATTAGTAATCCAGCAATGCTTATCTTCAAACCCGAAGGTAAGGCAGCTTTTGAAAAGAGTGTAGAGCAAGTAAAGAAGTATGCTTCTGGGACATATGTAACACCCAATGTAGATGGTGAGTTTAGAGGGATAGAAACTACAGAAGAAGCTAAGGCTTTCTTGTTTGAAGTACTAACATACGCCGAAGAATTTGTAGCAATAGACACAGAAGGTACAGCTCTCTATCCTAGAGATGGTTACGTTTTAGGGGTTTCACTCACTTATAAGAAAAGACAAGGAGTCTATATTCTTGTTGAGGCTCTTAACGAGGAAAACTTAGAACTGCTACAACAAATCATCTATAAGTACAAAATCATATTTCATAATATGAAATATGACCGAAAGATGATGGAATATCACCTAGACTTAAAGTTCGACCCTAGGACCGTGCATGATACTATGGTAATGCACTACGTGCTAGATGAGAATGGTCAGCACGGACTTAAAGCTCTAGCTCTTAAATATACAGAGTATGGTGACTACGATGAAGCTCTAGATACCTTCAAGAAAGAATATTGTGTTAGACACGGTATTCTTCAAGAAGATTTCACCTATGACTTAATTCCATTTGGCATTATTGCTCCTTATGCCTGTAAAGATACAGCAGTAACCTTTGAATTAGCATTGAAGTTCTTACCTCTAATAGAAGCAAATGATAAGCTAAAAAGTGTTTATTATAATATATTAATGCCAGGTACCTGGTTTCTAGGAGATATGGAAGAAGTAGGTATTCCAATTAGTAAGTCAAGAATGCAAGCTTCTGAGAAGTATTTAGACGAACAGATTTGGAAAGCTAAGGAAAAGATTTATGAATTTGAGGAAATTAAGCAATTTGAAAAAGATGAGGGTATTATATTTAACCCGAATTCGGTTCAGCAACTTAGAAAAGTTCTATTCGACTATTTGGGTCTCACTCCAACGGGAAAGCTTACAGCAACTGGAGCAATCTCCACGGATGCAGAAGTACTCGAGGAGCTTAGCGATGAGCACCCACTTCCAAAAGCTATACTCACCGTCCGTCAACTAGGGAAGATGAAGAATACTTACATTAGTAAGATTCTTCCAGAATTAGACAGAGATTCTAGAATTCGCACTAACTTTAATCTTATCTTTACTACATCTGGGCGTTTAAGTAGTAGTGGTAAGTTTAATGCACAACAAATACCTCGTGACGACCCTATCATTAAGGGTTGTATTTCTGCTCCAGAAGGCTATAGTATTGTAAGTCAGGACTTACAAACTGGTGAAATGTATTATGCCGCGGTACTTAGTGGTGATACAAACCTACAAAAGGTATTTAAGACCGGTGGTGACTTCCACTCTACTATTGCCTCTATGGTATTTGATATTCCTGATAAACCAGAGATTAAAGACTGGTTCAAGAAAAATCATAAGTCAGAAAGACAAAGTGCAAAAGCCATTTCATTCGGTATTTTGTATGGTTCAGGTCCACAGAAGGTAAGTGATACAGTTTCAAAAGAAACAGGCGAATACTACGGTATTGATCGCGCCAGAGACGATATTAAGTCATACTTTACTAAATTTAGTAAGCTAAAGCGCTGGTTGAATTCTAGAAAAGAATTCATTGAGACTAATGGGTATACGTATTCATTCTTCGGACGCAAGCGCAGACTAATTAATGTCTTCTCAGCGGATAAAGGCATAGCGGCGCACGAAGTGCGCAGTGGCATTAATAGCGAAGTTCAATCAATATGTTCAGATGTAAATCTGTTAGGTGCTATTGATACCCATAACGAGGTTAGACGAAAGAAGTTAGATGCTCACATATTCATGTTAGTACATGACTCTATTGTAGCATTAGTTAGAGACGATCAGATTGAGGAATTCTGTGAAATTCTAAAGAGAAATACTCAGAAAGACAGAGGCTGTTCTATCCCAGGCTGTCCAATCGGAGTGGATCAGGATATTGGAAAGGACTACTCTTTTGGAAAGTTCGACGAATACTATAAACTTGAGGGAGATATCCTATCCCGTATTTAAGATAGGAACTACAAAACCCCTATTCGAAGAAGGTGTACACTTCTACATTAAATATGAAGAAGATAAGCCACCTGGATATGCGATTGTTGATGATAAAACAGTACAAGGTGATACCCTTGCTAAAAGAAGATTAAAACTTCTTAAGCAGGGTACCCCTCTTAAGAAGTTAAGTAAAGCTATATTTTACTTGGGGGACCTGGTAAAGATAGCTAAAGCTAATATTTGGTTCATTGACAGTACAGGCAAAGTATTCAACTACAAAAAAGAAACTTTTCATAAAGTAATTGTTAAGAAAATAACAAAGATAATACCAATAAACACTGGTGGAGCAATAATAGAAGTCGATGGCATAATGTCTAGATTTAAGGTATTATTTGCTCCTAGTGCATACTCTAAATATGCTAGTTTATTATTAGATGGTATGTCTTACATATTATATGGCTTACATGAAGAACCACCAGAAATAAAGAACAGAAAAATATGAGAACTATTATAGCAGGATCAAGAACAATTAGGGATATTACCCCACTATATGAAGCCATTGAAGATTGTGGTTGGACACCTACCGTAGTAATATCTGGAGGAGCTAGAGGGATTGATTCTATTGGAGAGTGGTGGGCAAAACAAAATAATATAATTGTTGAAGTATATCCTGCCAACTGGTCCAGATTTGGTAGAGGTGCTGGAAAGATACGTAATGCTGAAATGGCATTAAAAGCTGAAGCACTAATAGCAATCTGGGATGGTTATAGTAAGGGCACAGGGCATATGATAGACTGTGCAAGAGCCAATAACTTAAAAATCTACGTACACTTAGTATAATGCCAAAAGCTGTTATTAGTAATAGAATATATCTAACGTATAATTCAGAAGAAGAATGCGAAAGATATAAAAAGGCTCTTACATACAAGATAGTAAAGCCTAGTCCAGGTAAGGGTAAGCTTGGTAGTATTGAGTTCATTCGTAATTACAAACTACTGCCTAAGAACATTATCAGCATACCCCAAGGTAGAACAGATTTAATACCAGAAGGATACGAAATAATGGATAAGCGTGTATTAAATGACATGCCTTTTCCAGAACCTAAGGTACCTCTACGCGAGGAACAATTAAAGGTATTCAATGATGTTAATGATACCTGCTTTATTAATGCTCTAGTAGGGTGGGGCAAAACCTTTGTTGCTTTGCATATTGCGCGAAAGTTAGCACAAAAAACCTTAATAATAACCCATACAACGTTATTAAGAGATCAGTGGGTGGAAGAAATTGAAAAACTATTCGGAATGCAAGCAGGTATTATTGGTTCTGGTCATTATGACATTGACAGTGCTATCGTGGTTGGTAACGTACAGAGTCTAACTAAGTATAAGCTAGAACTTAGTAAAGAATTTGGTACTATCATTTTAGACGAATGCCATCACGTTAGCGCTACTACTTTCTCAGAGCTTATAGACACTAGCTATGCTAGATATCGTATAGGCCTTAGTGGTACAATGGTCAGAAAAGATGAAAAACACGTAGTCTTTCCTGACTATTTTGGACATACTGTACATAAACCACCACAATCACATACTCTTAATCCAGTAGTAAAGATTATCAAGCCAGGTATTACACTAACACCTGGACAGCCTTGGGTCAAGAAGATTAATAACCTTCTATATGATCCTGATTATCAAGAGTATGTTGCCACTATAGTGCAAACTCAACTGCGATTAGGTTATCGCGTACTATTAGTAGCTAGTAGAGTGGAATTTCTATCTAATATAAAGGAATATCTTGGCGATTCGTGTGTGTTGGTTACTGGCTCCACAGACTTTGAAGAACGAAAGAAAGCAGCCGAAGCAATCGAAGACGGTTCAAAACTGTGCATTATTGGCTCCCGCCAAATCTTCTCAGAAGGTATCTCAGTAAATAGACTAGATTGTCTGATTTTACCCGAACCTATCTCTAATGAAGTTCTACTAGAACAATTAGTTGGTAGAATCATGAGAAAACATGATGACAAGAAAGAACCAGTAGTAATAGATGTTATGTTTTCTGGTGCTGCTGATAGAAAGCAAAACAATCTAAGGCTAGGATTTTATATGAAGAAAGGCTGGGTTACCAAAAGCATATGAAATTTGTACTTGCGTGGATATATCTAAAGTGCTATAATATATCTTCATTAGGGCTAATATGACCCTATGGTTTAACCTTAAAATTCTGGAAGAGGAAGCACAATGTAACTCTGAAAAGTTCATATTCTTGTTGGAAAGATTTTTCTATAAGGGGTTACCTAGACTACGAGATAAATATAAATCTAATAAGTCTTTAGCCGGAGTAAACTATTTACTAAACCCTGAACCTTTATTTAAGTTAAAGAATACAATAGATATTAATTTTATTGTACAATATGTAAAGTTAGCTGCTAGACGTGATTACACACTTTATAAGTATTACGCTGACGCAACACTACATATATCATATTATCCAGATTTAAATATAAACGCATTAAAAAGAAACCCGCTGTTAGAAATAACAGATTCACAAATAAAATTCCTCTACGAGGAGAAAGTTAAAAATGGCAGTATCATTCGCTAATACAAAAGGCAAGGCAGTTAAGAATTCTCATGAAGCTTATGCTTATAAAGACGGAGAAAATACAGTACGACTAGTCGGCGGCATCCTGCCGCGTTATGTCTACTGGGTAAAGGGTACGAACAATAAAGACATTCCTCTAGAGTGTCTAACTTTTAATCGCGAAAAGGAAAAGTTCGACAACAGTGGCTCAGTAATTGATTGGGTACAGAAGTATTTCCCAGATAAGAAGTGCCAGTGGTCTTACAGTGTTAACTGTATCGACCCTAGTGACGGTAAGGTTAAGGTACTTAATCTAAAGAAGAAGCTATTTGAGCAGATTATGTCTGCGGCCGAAGACCTGGGCGATCCTACTGACTACACTTCAGGTTGGGATGTAGTATTCAAGCGTGCTAAGACTGGTCCCCTACCTTTCAACGTTGAGTACACTTTGTCTGTTCTACGCTGTAAGCGTCGTCCTTTAAATGAAGCTGAGCGTGCAGCGGCCGATGCCGCGATTAGTATTGATGACAAGTTCCCCCTTGCTACATCTGATGAAATCAAGACAATGTGCGAAAAGATCAAGGCTGGTGAGACCGATGAGTCTACTACCAGCGACGCAGAAAAGGAAGCTGTTAACGAGCTAAGTTAATTAATTTGCCCCCATGGTTTATTTGAAGCTATGGGGGCATTTTTGACTGAAAAACATGATTACATTCACTGATGATGACTTAGACGAATTCTTCTGCGAGGAAGAAGTTAGTATTATAAAACGCCTAGCTATTAAACTAGAACAGTATAAACAGTACAATCTAAAAAGAGAAGCGGAATTTAACGAAAATGAGTATGATATTTGTATTCGGGAGTAATCTAGCTGGTAGACACGGTAAAGGTGCTGCTAAAGATGCTGTGCGGGAATGGGGGGCTCAATACAGTGTAGGAATTGGGCGTACTGGTGAAGCTTATGCTATACCTACTAAAGATAGAAACCTCAATACTCTACCGCTAAAAGAAATCAATCTATATGTAGATGACTTCTTACACTATGCTAAGTCTCATCCTGATTTAGAATTTTTTGTAACTCGTATAGGCTGTGGGTTAGCTGGCTACACAGAGGAACAGATTAAGCCTATGTTTATGAACTCACCACTTAATTGTATATTGCCAGAAGGTTGGGAGGAATGAAATTCTGCAAAGATTGTAAACATCATACAACGATAGCATACAGCCATTATTGTAAGGCTGCAGTCCTACGTTCCTTAACTAGCTTTATAACAGGTAAAAAGCACGAAATGTATGAACC